CACTTTAAGGCACTGCTTAATGAACTTTCACTTAAGAAGTCATTTAGACCTGATATTATTTTCATTGATTACCTTAATATATGTGCTTCCAGCAGGTATAAGTCAAACCTTTCTGTCAATTCATATTCGTATATCAAGGCAATTGCTGAGGAACTTAGGGGGCTCGCAGTGGAGTTTAATGTCCCAATTGTCTCCGCTACTCAGACCACTCGTTCAGGTTATGGTAATAGTGACGTTGAACTTACTGATACTTCAGAGTCCTTTGGTTTGCCTGCTACTGCTGATCTTATGTTTGCCCTTATTAGCACTGAAGAGCTTGAACAGTTGGGACAGATTATGGTAAAGCAACTCAAGAACCGATATAATGACCCAACAATCTACAAACGTTTCATTGTGGGTATTGATCGTGCTAAAATGCGTCTCTATGATTGTGAACAAACTGCCCAGAAGGATATACTTGACTCTGGACAAGAAGACGAGTATAATGATTACGAAGACAAGAAACCTAAAAAGTCGTTTGAAGGATTTAAATTTTAATGGAAACCGCTAAACACGTTGATTTTGATAAGTACGCTGAGTTTGTGGATGCTGTAACTTCCGATGCATCCAAAGACTTTCTTTCTCTTTCTGATCGTCTTGTTGCACTAGATGAAAAGGGTGCTAATATTGAACGACTCCTGACTGCTGCTGTTGGTATTAATGCCGAAGGTGGTGAGTTTATGGAGATTGTTAAAAAAATGATTTTCCAAGGTAAACCTTATACCGAAGATAATCGTGAGCATATGATTATCGAACTGGGTGATATTATGTGGTATGTTGCTCAAGCTTGTATGGCACTTGAAGTGACCCTTGATGATGTGGTTGCTAAAAATGTGCAAAAACTTCTCAAGCGTTATCCTGAAGGTGCTTTTGATGTTTACTTCTCTGAAAACCGTGCTGCTGATGACCGATGACTAAAGAAAAAAAAGTAACAGTTAAAATGGATGCTCGTTCTGCTGCTGCAGTTCGCCAAGTTCTTTTTGATGCTCAAAAAGGATATACTTATGATGAGGTAAGTGTTCCTCCTCGTATTGCAGACATCCGTGCTGTAATTCAAGATATTGATGCTGATCTCGGCGCTGTTTTAGGTGTATGAGAGTTAACGCATTTTCTCCATTAGTTGTTTGTGAAACCACTATTCCTGGATTTAGAAAAACACTGATAAAGTACTATCAAGATCATTCTTTTGATAGTAGTACTGGTTTAATAACTGGAGAACTAAATGGAAAGGTTCTTCTTCATCAAGATCCTAAATTTGCACCATTTTTTAAGCAAGTTAAGATCAAAATTGAAGAATACATGAATCTCTTTAGTTTTGATGTGAGTAAATGCGATTTAAATTTTGTTAAATCTTGGTACACAGTTTGTGATCCAAAATTCAATGTTCCACCACATCATCATTCTTGTTCACATATCAGTTATGTGTATTATTTGAATGTTGAAAATAATGATCCTCTATTTTTTAAATTTGATAATCCAAATGAATGGTTTGGAGATGCTTTTTCCTTTTGTAAAGAGAGAGATGGCATAAACAGTTTAATTTATAGAGTACAACCTCTTCCAGAAACTTTACTTATTTTTCCTGGTAAAATTACTCATTATACTTCAAGTACAAGAGGATCTAACAGAATGTGTATTGCTGGTGATGTGGTATTGACATTAAAGGAAGATGTGCTAAACTATGAATCGGGATTGCTTCCGAACCAACATTGGAAACAATTTTAAACGGGGAATTAGCTCAGTTGGTAGAGCGCCTGCTTTGCAAGCAGGATGTCAGCGGTTCGAGTCCGCTATTCTCCATTCGCTATTCGCAAATAGTGAATACTGCCCAAGTGGTGAAATTGGTATACACGCATGACTTAGGATCATGTGCTTCGGCGTGGAGGTTCGAGTCCTCTCTTGGGCACTAAATAAAATTAAAAGCCATGGCGGCAAGTAAAGGAGTAGATAATTGGAACAAAAATTGGAGAGGATCTGATCGACCAACTGTAGTTAAAAAAACCTCCCCATTTTATAATTTGAATGAAAATAGATCTATAGGTAATTTACCAGCAGGTACAAGTGTGATTTACATTGATTCGTTATCAAAATCTCACACAAGAGTCGCTGTAAAGTATGGGCAAAATGTTGTTTATACAAACGTAGATAATCTAACAAAACCAAAATCATTAGGTGTAGTTAATTTACAACCACAATCTTTTGGGATAGTTGGAATTGAATATGGCATTTCTGAATATATTAGATTGGTTAAACAAAATATTATAAAGAGGAGTGATATAAAAGGAGATTTGCAATCATATCTTTTAGATCTCGTTTCTTTTTCGGATGTTGGTACTGCAGATTTTACTGGATATGATGCCAAAGAACTTCCACTTGCTGATATTATCAAATACTTTGGTGAAGTGCTTGGACCAATTCATTGTATTAAAAGAGGTCTATTAAATAAATTAGGTCTTGGAATTGGTGCTACCTCTAAGATTTTTATTCCAACGAGTACAACAGAACCATTGTTAGATTATTATTTGATTCGAACAGATGGAAAAAGAATACCTATCTCCGCAAAAGCAACGGGAACTTCTAATCCTCTTAAAGTAGATTACATTGTAACTAAAATAAAACAAACACCAACACTTTTTAAAAAATATCAAAATACAGTAGAATTTAAAGTTCTTGATGCAATCAATAATAATAGTATGTTGAATGGTCCATTTATTGGAGCAATGCTTATTGGTAAAATTAGTGAGCAGGCAGCCGCCGCATCTATTTCTACTGTTAATAGAATTGTTCAAAATACAGAACCCTTCAAGGAATTGATTAAAGGTGATTCTCGTTTAAGTGTGATGCCAAAAAATGTGAAACCATCTTTAATGCAATTATCTTATGTTTGTGAGAAAAAGATTGTTGAATACTCTAGAACAAATAGTGCTAGATTTACAAATATGATTAAAGATGCTCTTGCTGAAGAAATTGTTTTTGTTAAATTGTCAATTAATCCAAATACTAAAATTCCAGAATTTACCGCTCAGCAAGCAGTTGGTGCTTCTTCTATTGGTCTCGTAAAGCTGAGATCTAAAAATGGATACGATGCAAAATCAGACAAATTAGGATTTCAATTATGAAAATAGATCCAGCAGTTTTAGAGATTATTTCTTCTTTCGAATCATCTTCCAAAGCAAAAAATCAAAGATACAATGATTTTTTGGCACATGTGTATTTTACATTCGATAAAAAGATATCATTATGTAAGTCAGATGTGATGATGAATAAATATAAACAAATGAGAACAAATACGTTGAAGTACATAGTTGCAAACGAAAAGGAAATAATCCCACAAATCTGTAGATGATGAAAAACTTTTTACAATTTTTATCAGAAGCAACTGCAAGTCTTGCATCGCAACAAGCTGCAAGAATGAATCTTGAAACTGATGGACATGGTGGATGGAGAGATCGAAGGACTGGAGAATTTGTAGCAAAAACCGTTAAAGGTAAATTAGTATTTTTCAATAAGCGTCAAAGTATTGGTGGAAAAGATCCAAATCAAACTCCATTGGAAAAAAATGTATCTGGATCAACCTTTCAAGATCCAGCGTTAGCGCAACAATCAGCACAGCAAACACCAGTAGAGCAACCACCAGCACCAGAACAACAGGCACAAGAAGCACCACCACAAAACTTCTTGCCCGTTGAAAAAACAAAAGGAACTCTTACGATTGCTTTTGGACGTTTTAATCCACCGCATTTAGGTCATCTGCAGTTAATGGATACTGCTGCTGCATCAGCAGAACAGGAAGGTAGTGATTATATGATTGTGCCATCACGTAGTCAAGATCCTAAAAAGAATCCGCTAGATCCTGATACTAAAATTTCTGTGATGCGTCAAATGTTTCCTCAACATAGTGAGAGGATTATAAATGATGCAAATACAAAAACTATTTTTGATGTTCTAAAAAGAGCACATAATGATGGATATGCAAATGTAAGAATTGTTGGTGGTGCCGATAGAGTCAAAGAGTTTGATAAACTTGCTAATAATTATAATAATAATCTTTATCAGTTTGACAATATTGAAGTAGTTTCTGCTGGAGATAGAGATCCAGATTCTGAAGGTGTTGAAGGACTTTCTGCATCAAGAATGAGACTTGCTGCTGCTGAGGGTGATTTTAAAACTTTTCGCTCTGGAATGCCTCCAGAAATGAAACCAAAAGAAGCACGTGCAATTTTTGATACTGTTCGTGCTTCTATGGGTATTCAGGAAAATTGGAATGTTTGGGAGATTGCTCCTAAATTTGATGCTCAGACTTTAAGAGAAAATTACCTCAATAAAACAATATTTGATATTGGGCAACTTGTTGAAAACTTAAACACTGGTTTAATTGGTCGTATTATTCGTCGAGGAACTAATTACTTGATTTGTGTCACTGAGGATCATATTATGTTTAAGTCTTGGATCAAAGACGTAACAGAAACATATCAAGAAAAGAAAATGGATAAAAAAATGAGAGCTCCTGGGAAACCAAATACTTTAGTGGGTACTGGTGGATATTTTATGAACGTATTGGAGAAAACTCCAGGTTCTGAACGTGGATCTGAAAATCTTGCAGCAGGGCAAACTTCTTACATAAAAGATTTCATAAATAAGTATAGGAAAAAGTAAGTAATTATCAGTCTTCCAATGAGTAAAAATATTTTTGAAGAATTACCTTCTCGCAAAGGAACTGCTATGCAAGCTCGTCCACAAGCAGCTCCAGAAAAATCTGATAAGGAAGAAAAGGAATCTGGTGGATCTGAGTCTGATCCAAAAGATAAGTCTTTAAAAAGAATCAAGCAGGCAATTTACGATATTCGTTATAGAGCTAGAAGAGAAGAGATTCCTTTAATGCAGGCGTTTGCTGATTTTATGAAGAACAGTAAGTTATCTCCAGCTGAAAGAAATTCAGTTAAAGCGGGACTATCCGAAGATTATAATATTAAAGATCTAGCCACAAACTCTTTGGCTGAGTCTTTATATCGTGTATTTGTCCTCGGTGAAAAATCTAATTTAGTAGATGCAACAGAAGAGTATCTTGAAGAATTAAAGGCAACTCCAGAAAGAAAATATCACGTAAGAGTTACAGATAAAAATACGAATAAGACTTATTATAGATATGCTACTCGTGAAAAAATCAATCAACTGAGAGCAAATCCAAATATCAAATCAGTTGAAATGTTAGATAAGATGGCTGCTGAGTATGGCAAGCCATATGAAGGAGAAAGGAAGCAAGGTAAGCAAACCGCAGCAGTAGCGTCTGGTAAAGGTCTTGATGCTGTTGGAAAAGAAGATGCTGATATTAATAATAATGGTAAGCCTAATGATCCAAGTGATAAGTATCTTATGAAGCGTCGTAAGGCGATTGGTGCAGCAATTGAAGGAAAGGCAAAGGTTGATGAAGAGTTTCTTGCTGATGGAACTGATAGCACCGAAGGGCAAAATAAAAAGCAAATTACAGGTGAGAAAGTAAATAATTACAAAGGATCCAAACCAGTTGTAACGGTCATGCCAAATGATCCAACAGTTGGCACTCGTAGAGAGTCTGTTGCTATTAAAAAATTCATTGATGCAGTTAATTTGCAAGAAAAACTCATCCAAGAAAAAGCAGAAAGTGAGCAACAGCAAAAACTCTTTGGACTTGCTCTTTCAGTCAAAAGAGGACAAACTCCAAGATCTGAAGTAAGTGATGAAGTTCTTAAGATTGTTGATACAATGAGTGAGAAGAAGATCCGTGATTTTGCTAAAACTAAGCACGAAGGAATTCCAAAGAAAGTTCAAAAAGAAGAGAAAGAGAATGGCGAATCTTGCGAATCTCCTTCAACTAAAGAAAGAGATAAGAGAGGAGATTTTGCAAAAATTGAAATGATTAAAAATAAACTCAGAGCAATGGGAGAAAAAAATCCTATTGTGATGATTGCTTCTGAAGAAACTATCGCAGAAGAAGAATCTGATAGAAGAAGAGATCGTGAGCAAGAGGAAAAGGGGATGGATCGTCCATCCAGATATGCTGGAGGTAGAAATCCCAATAGATCTGTAGCACAGACTGGACCTAAAAAGAAACCAACTGGAAATGCAGATGATGCATTTAATGCTGTAGTTGCTAACCTAAGAGCACAGCATGGTGATAATGCTGTTAAGGCAAGTATGCGTACTCGTAAGGGTCGTCAGGGATAAATATTCCAGGATACTCTTCACACGGAGGTTATTATGTCAGCAGTAATCGCTTGGTGTCTTGCTAATCAAACTCTTATCGCAACTGTTCTTTTTGCAGTTTCGGAAGCACTTGGAGCAAACCCAAAGGTAAAATCAAACGGCATTCTTTCACTCATTCTCCTTCAAGCACAAAAAGCACTCAAGGATAAAGGGGCAAAGGATTTAACACCTTGAGATTTAATCATTATTGAGAAAAGAGACCTAAAACTAAAGGTCTCTTTTTTTTATAAATATCAATAGAAAAAGAATTATAGGTAAAAAACATGTCACTTTGGGGCATTTCTACAACCACTGAAACTGCAGCGAACGGATATAATATTCCAAAGCATTTTAGCAATGCTGACAGAAACAATACACCTCATAATGCGTTTGCAGATAATCGCGGTTGGGTATATAGAAGATACGGCACTGTTGAGCAATCGGGTCTTTCGACAAATTATTATGATGAAGTTATCGTTCCTGTTGCTGGTCTTTCAACTGGATCTGCTTCAGATATCCTAGGGGCAAGACAAGGATCTGGACTTGCACAACCAGTTGCGGTTTTCTTTGAAGAGCCAGGCAGATCAAATCCAATTGGAGTTGGTGCTGGAGCAACTGTGGGTATTTCAACTGGAGCAACAGGATACGTTCACTTAGTATTCAACGAATTGGTGTTCTGTAGTGCTGGAGCAACAATTGCTGTTAATGGATATAATGCTGTAACTGGTACAATTTCAACAAACTTTGTTGCAACTGCAGCATCATTTGCTAATGGATCCACAGTCTTTAATTATTTACCAGTTGGAGTTAATTCGGTTGCTGGTAGTCTTGTTAAGAATACTAGTTTCAACGGTCAAATCAGTAACAGAATTGCATTTGCATTTACTACACCAAGATTTGGTGCTGGTGGGGCAGGATCTTCGGGTATTGGTACAATTCTTAAGATTGATATGACCCGCCCTGTTGTTGGAGTTATTACTGATGCTTGCAATGGTGCAGGTATTGTAACAACCTTCACTTCAGATATTATTCGTGGAATTGGTGGAGCAGGTGGTGGAGTTAATTCACTTGGCGTTGCTAACGTTGGTTTAGGTACTACAGGTTTAACAGTAAAAGCATGATATGATTTGATATGAGATTTGATGAGTTGAATGAAAATAATTACTTATTATTTGCCATAAAATTCTATAATAATCCTCAAGCTCTTACTAGAGAAGATTTTGAGGATGATTTGAAAAGAATTAAGTATGTGAAAAGGTTGCTGAAAAGATATAAAAACACAGGTGTTCTTAAGACTCACTTGATTCTTAATCACCTGACTGTTTTATTCAATGTCTTTGATGATGCAGCTGTTCCTTTGTTGTTTTACAATTTGGAAAAGGATCTTTGGCCATCTATAAAAAGTTTTTTAGTATTCTTACATCGAATTCCTGAATATCCAAGATCACAGATACATTTTATAAAACCAGATCAGAATTGCCTTAACATATTGCAGTCAATCTAATGGATATCGATAAAATTATTTCTATCATCAGGACTCTTAAAGAAGAAGGAATGGTTGTTGGGGCTGGTGGGTTTACAGGAGCCGCTGAACCAAAAGGTCCTGTTGCTGGATATGATAAGGTTATGAAATTTGATGGTAGGAGTAAAGTTGCTAGAAGACTACCACCTCCTTATAAATCTGCCCTTATAAACTCAAAGAAAAAGAGAAAGTAAGATGTTCTCACAAGATCCAAAATTAGCGGTTCTTGAATCTAAACTCGGCATTTATGAAGACCTATCCCGCGAAATGCTTGCAAAGTTAGAATCTGCGGTCGATAAGATCTCTGAGGGTAACTCAAGAATTGCCACGATTCTTGCGAAGCACGATGAAAGAATAGAACAAAGTATAAGAAACGATGAACTGATTGTTAGAATGATAGACGATTTAAAAGACGAAAATAAAGAAGATTATAAAACAATTCTTACAAGAGTTGAATCATTAGAAAAAGTAGTCGAAGATCTTAAAAAGTTTAGATGGCAGTTTGGGGCAATCATTGCTGCTGTTTTAATAGCGATTAATATTATTCCAGTAATGAAAACTCTATTGACTCCCACTCCTGCTCCTGCTACAATAGAAAGAGCGAAGTAGTATCTTCTTTATAATGGATTTTGTTGATTCCAAGTACATTGGACTCGTTTCATCACGCTTGCAAAAATTTAAAAGGGTCAAGTCGGATCTCTACAACTTCCGCTGCCCTATCTGTGGGGACTCCCAGAAGAACAAGAACAAGACGAGGGGATATTTGTATCCTGTAAAGAACAATACCAACTTCAAGTGCCATAATTGTGGCGCTAGTATGTCTTTTAATAATTTTCTCAAAGAGATTGATGCCGTACTGTATAAGCAGTACACAATGGAAAAGTTTAAGGAAGGGCACACTGGAAAAAACTTCGTTGTCGAAGAACCAAAGTTTGAGTTCACTAAACCAGTCTTTAAAAAGAAACTGGATTTGCCAAAAGCATCAGAAGTACAAATTGCCAGAGAATATCTAGAAAAAAGGCGCCTTGATCCCGAAAAGTTTTATTTTGCTAACAAATTTAAGGAGTGGACAAACGCTCAAAAAGTTACGTTTGACACTATCGGTAGGGATGAGAGTCGCATTATTATACCAATGTATGATACTGAAAGTAACTTGATTGGTTTTCAGGGGAGAGCACTAGGACCTAACCCTGTTAAATATATTACCGTGATGCTTTACGATGATGTACCAAAAATCTATGGACTTGAAAAAATCAATAAGGAGGAGACAGTTTATGTTACGGAGGGTCCATTCGACTCAACTTTCATTCCAAACTCGATTGCTATGTGCGGAGCTGATGCTGATCTTAATAAGTGGGGTATCAGTAATTGTGTGTGGATCTATGATAACGAACCACGAAATTCCGAAATCGTCTCCCGCTATGCCTCTACCATCTCCAGAGGACAACGAATCGTCATTTGGCCAACTAGCATAGTCCAAAAAGACATCAATGATATGGTGCTCGCTGGACTTAATGTTATGGATGTGATAAAATTAAATACTCACTCAGGTTTAGAAGCAAAAATTAAGTTTAACAACTGGAAGAAAATATGAGCAACGGAACGAAAGTCGTCAAAAGAAATGGTAAAACTGAACCCCTTGATTTAAATAAACTCCACGTTATGGTGGAAGAGGCATGTAAAGACCTCGCAAACGTATCTGCATCACAGGTTGAGATGCAGTCTGGAATCCAATTTTATGATGGTATTACCACTGCAGAAATTCAGGAGATTCTGATTCGTTCTGCTTCTGACCTGATTGATCTGGACCACCCCAATTATCAGTTCGTTGCTGCCCGTCTGCTGCTGTTTGCCCTTCGTAAGCAGTTGTTTGGTCGTATCTACGATTGCCCCACTGTGAAGCAGCATGTAGAGCGTTGTGTGGGCAGAGGAGTATACGATCCAGAGATCCTATCACTGTATTCTGATGAAGAGTTTGAAAAACTTCAGTCGTTCATTGATCATAGCCGTGACTATCTGTTCACTTATGCAGGTTTACGTCAGGTCGTTGATAAGTACCTCGTGCAAGACAGAAGCACTGGGGCACTTTATGAAACGCCACAGTTTATGTACCTTTTGATTGCTGCAACTATCTTTTCCAAGTATCCTAAGGAAACACGTTTAGATTACGTTAGGAAGTACTACGATGCAATCTCAAAACACAAAATCAACATTCCAACCCCCATCATGGCGGGAGTGCGAACGCCACTTAGACAATACGCTAGCTGTGTCCTTGTTGATGTTGATGACACCCTCGATAGTATCTTTACTAGCGATATGGCTATTGGCAGATATGTTGCACAAAGGGCGGGTATCGGTATCAACGCAGGTCGCATCCGTGGCATCAACAGTAAAATCAGAGGCGGAGAGGTACAGCACACAGGCGTTGTCCCCTTCCTTAAAAAGTTTGAGGCAACTGTACGATGCTGCACTCAAAACGGGATCAGAGGTGGTTCAGCTACAGTCCACTTTCCTATCTGGCATCAAGAAATCCAAGATATCCTAGTATTAAAAAATAACAAAGGAACCGAGGATAATCGTGTTCGTAAGTTAGACTATAGTATCCAAATCTCTAAACTGTTCTATGAACGATTCATCCGCAACGAAGACATCTCACTCTTCTCTCCCCACGATGTTCCTGGCTTGTATGATGCTTTTGGCACTGATGGATTTGACGAGTTATATGTACGTTATGAACGAGATGAGTCTGTTGCAAGAAAAACTATTGGCGGTCAAGAATTATTTCTTTCACTCTTGAAAGAACGTGCAGAGACTGGTCGTATTTACATTATGAATATTGATCACTGTAATTCTCACTCATCATTTATTGATAAAGTTGAGATGAGCAATCTCTGTCAAGAGATTACGCTACCAACCAAACCTTTACAGCATATTGATGATACCGATGGTGAAATTGCTCTTTGCATTCTTTCTGCTGTCAATGTTGGCAAAATCAGGGATCTTGAGGATCTTCAAGTTCTTTGCGATCTTGCTGTTAGGAGCCTTGATGAGCTCATTGATTTTCAAGGATACCCCGTCAGAGCAGCAGAAATCGCCACCAGAGCACGTCGTTCACTTGGGGTAGGATTTATTGGTCTTGCCCATTATCTCGCCAAACACGGAGAGCACTATGATGATCCTGGTGCCTGGAAACTGGTACACGATCTGACTGAGGCATTCCAGTATTATCTGATTCAAGCAACGGTTGATCTTGCCAAAGAAAAGGGTGCGTGTGAATATTCACACAGAACTAAGTATGGGCAGGGTATTCTTCCCATAGATACTTACAAGAAAGACGTTGATGAAATCGTTCCGAACGAATTGAAATATGATTGGGAAGGTCTTAGAGCACAGGTTTTACAATACGGGGTACGGAACTCAACACTGTCCGCACAGATGCCATCGGAGAGCAGTTCCGTTGTGTCAAACGCAACCAATGGAATCGAACCACCTCGCGGATACTTGTCCATTAAGAAGTCGAAGAAGGGACCACTCAAGCAGATTGTTCCCCAGTATCAAACACTTAAGAACAACTATACGCTGCTGTGGGATATGCCTAGCAATCGCGGTTATATTCATATTGTTGCTGTTATGCAAAAGTTCTTTGATCAAGCGATTTCTGGAAACTGGTCCTATAATCCAGAAAATTACCCAGATAATGAAGTTCCTACTTCAGTAATGGCGCAGGACCTTTTGACTACATATAAGTACGGCTGGAAAACCAGCTATTACCAAAATACACACGACATGAAGAATGATGAGGTTGAAGAAACCCGTCAGTCTCTTGAGAATTTAATTTCCGATATTCTAGATTCAGAGGAGGAAGATTGTGAGTCTTGTAAGATTTAAGACAGGTTTGGAGGGTAAATCGATGGTCGAATCAATGACCGTTTTTAACTCTCATGAAGTAGATACCAAAAAGCAACCAATGTTTTTTGGACAACCATTAGGAATACAAAGATACGATTCTTACAAGTATCCAATTTTCGATAAACTAACAACACAGCAACTGGGTTACTTCTGGAGACCCGAAGAGGTATCTCTTCAAAAAGATCGTAGCGACTATCATATGCTACGCCCAGAGCAAAAGCACATTTTTACCAGCAATCTGAAGTATCAGGTGATGCTGGACTCAGTTCAGGGTCGTGGACCTGGAATGGCGTTCGCGCCATATTGTTCACTGCCTGAACTGGAAGCATGTATGAAAGTGTGGGAGTTTATGGAGATGATCCATTCTCGTTCTTACACTTATATCATCAAGAATGTTTATTCAGACCCATCTGAAATTTTTGATACGATTTTAAAAGATGATCGTATTATGGAACGTGCCGTGAGTGTCACTCAGGCATATAATGATTTCATCAATAGTGCCCATCATTATGATAATTCAAATGAGTGGGTCCATGCTTTGGAACAAGTTCCTTACGCACAAGAAGCAAGGTATGAACTCAAAAGAAAACTTTTCAGAGCAGTTGCAAACGTTAATATTCTTGAAGGTATTCGCTTTTACGTCAGCTTCGCTTGTAGTTTTGCGTTTGGCGAGCTCAAGCTTATGGAAGGAAGTGCAAAAATCATCTCACTGATCGCTCGTGATGAGAACCAGCATTTGGTTATCACTCAGAATATTATGAACAAGTGGAAAGAGGGTGATGATCCTGAGATGGCACAAATTGCCAAAGAAGAGGAGCAGTGGATTTATAAAACCTTTGAGAACGCTGTAAACCAAGAAAAACTTTGGGCAGAATATCTGTTTAAAAATGGTTCGATGATTGGACTCAATGACAAATTGCTACAGCAATATGTTGAATGGATTGCGAACCGTAGAATGAAAGCAATTGGACTGAAACCACTTTATGACATTCCCGCAAAAAATAATCCACTACCTTGGACAGAGCACTGGATTTCTTCAAAGGGTCTTCAAGTTGCCCCACAAGAAACAGAAGTGGAATCCTACATCGTTGGTGGAATTAAACAAGACGTTACCAAAGACTCCTTTGCAGGATTCCAACTTTGAGTGGGATAAAACTGCAATATTAGATGCTTATCGACAAGCAGCAGAATATGATGATTTCCTTTTTGGAGATTTTGATTACGAAAAAGAATGGTTAGGTAAAACTAATGATGATGTTAAATGAGGGTCTTAGCACCCTCTTTTTTTTATAAATAAAATTATAGAAAACTAAAAGAAAGAAATGTCTAAAATTACAGCAACTGAAGTTCGTAATATGATGGGAGCATATAATGCTGTATATTCTCCCCAAGAATCATTAGAACAAGAAATTTTTGAAACCGTAGCATATGCATTAATTTCTCAAGGACATACCGCTATTGATGTTCTTGAGTATTTTGCTAATGTTGATAATGAAGTAATTGCTGAAGATATTTTTGCAATTGTTGAAGGAACTTTGCTTATTGAAAGTGTTGTTTCTGAAGAATATATTGAAGAGCAGATGCAACAGTTGGATGAAATTCTTGGAGCTGCCCTCAGAATTGGTCAAGCTGCTGTAAAAGGTGCTCAATTTGCTCAAAAAACGGGTATGTTAGCTAGAGCAGGAGGAGCTTTAAAAGCAGCTGGAACCGCTGCTACTAGAGTTGCTCAGCAAGGCGCAAAGGCAAGTGCTGTTGTTAGACCTGCAATTGGACGCGCTCTACAAGGCGCTAAGGGTGCTATTGGTGGTGCAATTTCTAATATTAAAAACGTTGCAACAGGTGCTTTAAATAAGCTCCCAGGCGGTGCTGGCGGCAAGTTAGCAGGTGCAGCTAAACTTGCTGGAAAAGCTGTCTTAGGTGGTGCTGCTTTTGAAGGTGGTATGAGAGCAGTTCAGGCACTTGCTGGCGGCGGAGGAGGAGCCCCTGCTGCTAAAACTGCACCAACGGGTGACAAAGCAAAATTCAATGCTTCTGCAGCATTAGGAGGTAAAACTGCTTTTGCCGCTGGTGGCGGTGCTGCAGCAATGAAAAAAGACCCCAAACTAACTGCTGCAGATATTCAAAAAAGAGGTACAGAAGCACTATTCAAAGCTGGTGGCGGTAAATCTGCAGAAGTACAAAAAGGTCAAACTAGAGCACAAGTCATTGCTCAAGGTTCAAAAAATGTTGCACCAAAAGCAACCGTTCCTGCAAAACCAACCCCTGCAGCAGCTGCTCCTGAGGTAAAGGCAACCAATACAATTGCTGCTAAACCAACTCAACCTGCAGTAGCACCTGCTAAGCCTAAGACAGAACCTGCAGCAAAACCAGCAGGGCAGAGCACAATGTCTCAACAGGCTGCTGAATTAAGAGATATGCAAAAAGCATCTCAAATGAGACAGCAGGGTCAGGATGTAACTGGTGCTAACATCACTAGTGTAAGAAAGGATGTTGAGAAGTTTAATAAACCAGAAGAACTCAACAAACCAGCACCTGCAGGAACTGCTCTCGCTGCCGAACAAGAGAGAAGAAGAAAAGCACAAGCACAAGCAGAAGCACAAAAGCAAACAGTTAGTGCATCTTACGAATATGATGCTTATGATTTAGTTCTTGAGTATCTATTTGATACTGAACAGGCAGAAACAGTGAAAGAAGCTCATTACTTAATGACTGAGATGAATTCTGAAATGATTCAGAGCATTGTTGAGGCAAAGAGAAAGTCTTATTCTGCCAAAAAGGCAAGAAAGGGTGAAGATCTTGGTTTACCTGGAAAGGGATTTGGGAAAATTGCTAAGGAAGCAGGTGAGCGTTACGGATCAGAGGAGCGTGGCGAAAAAGTAGCGGGTGCTGTTTTAAAAGGTCTTCGTGCAAAGCACGGTAAGTGATTAAATTCTAACATAATCCTAAGCACCTCTTGACAGGGGTGCTTTTTTATTGCTAGAATCGCTTTGCTAAGGTTGAAAGATAAATAATAGCTCATAAAGTTCTTTAGTATGAGCTATGAAAACCCTTGGAGATTCAATGGGGAAATTTTTGAGTCTTCTGATATTCAAGATAATTTTGGTTTTGTTTATCATATACACTGCGATAAAACTGGTCGTAGTTATATTGGTAGAAAGTATTTCTGGTCTTTCCGCACACCAAGAGGAAAATCTAGAAAAGTTAAGTCAGAGTCCGATTGGAAAGCATATTACGGCTCCTGTCCTGAGCTCAAAGATGACGTTAAGCTTTGGGGAAAGAATGCGTTTAGCAGAACAATCCTTAGCCTCCACAAAACAAAAGGACAATGCAACTTCGAAGAAACCAAACAACTTTTCCTAAATAATGTGTTGACAGAGTCTCTTGACACAGGAGAACCTGCGTATTATAATTCCAATATACTTGGACGCTATATGCGTAAGGATTATTTCTATGGAAACCTTAGAAAAGACTCTCAAGAAATCACATGATTGGGCAGTTGACCGTATTCATACTCTATGTGAAGAAAAAGATTATGATGACGCTTTTGCTATTAAATCAGAATTTAGCGAATGGTTGAACCCAAACATTGAAGAACATGATATTTTTTCACTGGAATTCATAGGAGAAGAAGAACATGACTCTAGATCTTCATAACTTTTTTAAATTTTATGATGAGAAGAATGATAATCATGTAGCAGCGGTACAATGGTTGGAGGATAACCTTCCCGCTCAATTCCTAGATGATGCAGAGACTGATTGGATTGGTATCTACAGAACAAAACCACCAACTCCAGCAGTACTTGATGTTCCATATTTCAATCAAGTAGACAACTACAGAGATGCACATAGAACTTGCAATAGTTCGTCATGTGCTATGTGTCTTGCTTTCCTCAAGCCAGGAAGCATTAAAGGCGATGATGAGTATGTTAAGAAAGTATTTGAGATTGGTGATACAACCGATCATGCCGTCCAGACAAAAGTTCTGGCAGCTTATGGAGTTAAGTCACACTTTAGTTACAATCTTTCTTTTGCTGATGTTGATAAAAGTCTCGATGCTGGGAAACCTGTCGTTATTGGTATCCTGCACCGTGGTCCTCTATCTGCACCTACTGGTGGGCACATGTGTGTTGTAATTGGTAAAACTCCAGATGGTAAAGGATATTATGTTAATGATCCATATGGTTCATGCAATGACAACTATACTGGACCAGTAACAAATGGTAAGAAAACCATTTATACAAAGGCAATGCTTAAGCACCGCTGGTGTCCAGGAGGCAATGATGGATGGGGAAGAATTTTCGACTGAATTTAAAGCAAAAATTTTAGAAGAAGTCAAAAAACTTACCAACCACGGTAAGCATAAAGAAGCAAGTGAATTGTTTAATATATACTTTCCAAATTTCGGAGGACAAAATGGCAAGAATCGATCTTCATAATTTCTTTCAGTTCTATGATGAAAGAAATCCTAATCATGTTAAAGCAGTTCAATGGTTAGAAGATAATCTTCCTGTTAAATATCTGGAAGATAACGTAGAGTGGGCGGAGCTCTTTCGCGGAAAAAAGACTAGTGCTGCACCAGCAACCCCTGCTGCTGCAGCTCCTGTAACAGGTGGTGATGATGTTCCTCAAATGGGCATCAAATTGATCAAGGAGTTTGAGGGATGCCATTTAAAGGCATATCCAGATCCTCTGACTGGTGGACTTCCAATCACAATTGGTTGGGGATCCACCCGTAAGAAGGATGGTTCGGCATTTAAGATGGGTGATACCCTAACTCAAGCAGAAGCAGATGAACTGCTGATTGAACAGTGCAAGAAAGAGTTTCTTCCTGCACTCAGAAAAATCCCACATTGGAGTGAAATGTCAGATGGAAAAAGAGGAGCTTTGCTCAGCTTTGCTTATAATCTTGGTGCCGCTTTTTACGGTGGCGATAACTTTAATACTATTACTAAACGCCTAAAGAATAAAGAATGGGATTTAGTTCCCGATGCTTTATATCTCTACCGCAATCCTGGTTCTAATGTTGAAGCAGGTCTTGCACGTAGAAGAAAAGCAGAAGGTGAATCCTGGAAGAAGGGATAACTAAATAGTTTCAATCATAACTGATTCTTGATCTTAACTGGTCTGAATCTACATAGCCCGAGTCCTCTAAGACTTGGTGAATACTTTACTTTTTTTAAACAAACTTCGGTCTGTTTCGTTTAGTACACACTGAGTCATAGAGGATTCTTATGTCTTACGCTACGAGGGCGCTTGCTGTAGCGTCTGCTCTTTTGATGGGAGCACCAACAGCAGCATTAGCACACACCAACTCTATTGGATATGTTGGTGGGGGTGGTGGATCGGTTACTTTCTGGTATGGTAACTGGCATCCTGGAACCACTTTTAACGAAGGTACTTTAACTCTACAAGGTATCAACGGAACTAGTTTTGCACCAACAACCGTCAATTGGACTTTACTTTCAGCAACAAAACCAGATGGACTGATTGATGGTACAAACTATTTTACTTCTAACGGATCACAACTCGTTGCTTATGGAAGCAATAGTCAGGTATCATCCACTTGGCAGGGTGTAACTTTCACTGGACTTGCCGCTGGTGATTATCAGTTTACATATAATGCCGCTGGGTCTCCAACAGTCAACTGGATGCCTATGGATAATGTTATCCTATCCAGTACCGTAAGTCTTTCAGCAGCAGCACTTTCTGGTGATGCTAACCAAAATGGTATTCTGGACATTTATGAAACTGGAGGAACACCTCCACCTCCAACAGTTACCTCAACTGCTCCTGGAAACTCCATTGTTACTACATCAACAACTTATGGAACCAGAACTGTAAATGGTTCTCCTCATCGTCACGTAATGGGAACTGATGCTAATGGAAATCAAACTGAAACTCATTACACTGATTCTTCAGTAACAACCATTCCAACAACCACAGTTACAACCACCACAACTCCAGTTACAGTAACAACTTGGAGTGATGGTTCTACCACTACAACGAATGGAACACCAGTTGTAACTTCAGTTACCACTGATGATAATGCTGGAACAACAGTTGTTACTCAGACTAACGTAATTGATTGGGTTAGAACCAGAACTTATAATGTTGTTCCTGTTTCTACGGTGCAGCATACAGCATCTGAAAGTGGTGGTAGACAAAAAGTTAATGCATATACCACAACTACAACTACAACCACACCCGTTTATACACAAGTTTATACTGACGGAACACCAACTTCAGTCACAACTGGAGCAGCAACAGTTGATGTTGCATATGCCTCCAGAGATTATTTTGGACGTATTGACCAACTAGAAGTTCTTGATGGTGTTAATGATGGTATCAATGGACTTTTAAATCACGAACCTACCAGAACAAAACAGAAACTCAGAGTATTTGAGAACAATAGATTCGTTCAGTCTTATAATGCTGATGGATATTCTGCTGACTCTAAGATTTTCGGTGGTGGTTTTGAGGTAGATTTATCCAAAGGTTGGACTGTTGGTTACCAGTATAATCAAGTCAACATAAACCTTCGTGGTGTTGACTCAAGCACACAACAGACCAAAGGTGTTCATGGAATCTTTAATACATTCCACGGCAACACACTGACTCTGAATACAAATGCTGCAATTGCAAACAGCAAATATAACTACAACAGAACAGTTGAGGGTACATTCAATAATGCTGGTGAAACAACTGGTTCAGAGTGGTGGGTTTCTAATAGACTCTATCTACACTTAACTAAGAACATCAAACCATTTATTGGACACACGGTTCAGAATGTAAGTAGAAATGCATATACTGAATCTGGATCTCCAGAATCTGCAAGAGTTGTTGCTGCATCTGATAACACCACACATGTTGGTGAAGCAGGTCTTAAGTTAGAGACTCGTTTTGGTGGTAAGAAGAAAGATCTCTTTGGCGTCAGTGTAGAAGGTGCTTATGCAACTGATAGTTCTTATGGTGTAACTGCCTCTGTTGACTATAAAGAACTGTTAATTGTTGAAGGTTCTCATGGTGTAAATAACGGAGTTACTAATAACTCTGTTGCCGCAAATGTTAAGTTTAGGTTCTAAAAACCTAAATAAGACAGACTTCATCACACGGAACTGATGGATAAGAAAAAAGAAAACGCTATGGGACAAGTTATTCGTATTGCGATTTTGGGTTGGTCTGCCGCACTTCTCACCGCAAGTTATGCTGGGGCTCTATCTAAGATGGACCCCACTTTTATTGCGACAGTATTCACTGCCTCTGCTGCTACCTTTGGTATTAATACTATGAAGAAAGGTGGTGATGAGGATGAGAAAAAAGAAGAAGAGCCTCGCAGAGAAGAAGTTGTAGAAACACCTCCAACACCTCCAGCACCTGAAGCAACTCTTGAAGCAAGAGTTGAAGCACTGGAAGAAGGTCAAGTTCAACCCCGCACAGGTGGAGCATAATGGCAAAATCCGCAAACAAAGGCAAGAAAGGTTCTGCTAATAATAAAAAGCAGAACCAAGGAAATGCGACGGCGAACAAAGCAAAAAACGGTGGTAAAAAAAAGTGAGGTATTATGCCACGAGAGTGGAACACTCCGATTCGGGAGCCTTGGAATCCTGTAATTAAAAAGTGTCTAGATGCTGTTGATAATCATATGAGACTGTATCTAGATACACAAGAAGAGTGGCACCTATTACAAGCAGAAACCTTAAGAAAGTATGTAAAAGATTTGAAAGTTTGGATACATCATCAAGAGGGACGAGAATGAAAAAACTCCTCACGGCAATCGGTCTATCATTAAGTTTAGTTCTTCCCGCAAGTGCTGAAAAAATAGTAAAGAAACAACCAACTGTACCTCCATATAGTTTGGCAGCGATGGGTTGTATGATTCTATTAGAATGTACTGAAGGTGTTGAGAAACTTACATCAGAATCAGAATTACTCAAAGCAAAAGAACTTGACCCATTCAGAGAAGAAGTCAAGCGTATTTTAGTAGGATTAGAGAAAGTCAATGTTGGTGTTTATATTGCTCCACCTAGATATTTCACACCAAGAACAGTAGGGTTATATAAACCAAAGTATAACCGTCTCTTTATAAATGAAGAGTTACTCAAAGACCCAAGAGAGTTTCTAGGAACACTACGTCACGAAGGATGGCACGTTGTTCAGGACTGTATGGGTGGTGGAATAGAAACAGCATTTATGGCACAGGTTCATCAAGATGCTGAAATACCATCTTGGGTAATGAAGACCACAAGGCTTTCTTATGAGTCTATGGGTCAAAGCCGTGCTGTGCCTTGGGAAGCAGATGCGAACTGGGCAGAAGAACAGTTAGGTCAAACGGCAAAGCACCTAGAGATGTGTGCGAAAGGACCACTCTGGGAGCAGGTAAGACCCACTCCGATGACGATGGAATGGTTGATTGGATGTGGATGGATGAAACCACAAGAAGGTCATAAGGAATATGCGCCAAATAAAAAAGCGGATTATTGTGTAGAAGGTAAGTTCTAATGCCTCAAGATTTTCCCTGGGGAGTAATGGCAATTCTTGTTCCAGGACTTATCTTTGTATTGTATATCATTTACTATATACTACGGTTAGCAAACGAGGAGATGAAAGATGAACACGACACTACCCACAGAAGTGATTCTGAAGGCAGTTAAAAATTGTGTTGATGTTTATGCTGATAAGAATGATTTCATTGTAGATAAGAGTATTCCTGGATATTGTATCCTCGCAATTGAAGGAACCAATGAAACATCAGACTGGGCAACTAATCTAAAATTTTTATTCCGCAGTGAAGACACTCATAGAGGATTTAAGGATAATGCTACCCGAACGATCACGGAATTGGTATTAAATTTTGAGTCCCTTGAGAAGGGTAGAAAACTGATTCTTGCAGGACACTCTCTTGGTGGTGCGACTGCGACTGTCGTTGCTGACCTTATGCTTAAGTCTGCACCAGACCTAGCAATTATCACAATTGGATCTCCTCGTCCAGGTGGTAGAGGTTTGAGAGAAAGACTAAAGAATGTAGAGCATCTTCGTTTTGTTCATGGTGATGATGTTGTTCCTAAAACTCCACCTTATATCAATGGATACGTTCACACTCATCCAGAGATTCATTTGGAAGATGCTGATGATAAGAAATTTGATGGTGTAGAAGATCATAATGCTGTCTATTATTACAAATCTATTGAGAAATTACTGAAATGAAGAACCTAGCAATCATTCTGTCAGCGACGAGTCTGGCAATTAGTGGAGCACTTTGTTATGGTGCTTATGTAACTTATAAAAAAGCAGAGGCAATTCTCAATAATCCAGAACAGTTTGTTGGCAAGGTTGTTGAGAATCAAGTTAATAAGGCATTTGAAAAATTACCTATTTCGAAACTAAATACTGAGAAGTTTAAATTACCTTTCTAATGGCTGATAGAGATCCTTATATCTACAGAATCCGTGAGATTCATAAGGTAGTAGATGGCGACACTATTGATGCTGATATTGATTTGGGTTTTGATATTTCACTTGCAAAAAGAATTCGCCTTGCAGGTGTAGATACACCAGAATCGCGTACTGCAGATGCAAACGAAAAGAAATACGGACTTGAATCAAAAGAATGGCTGAAGCATCGTTGTGAAGGCGCTAAAAACATTCTAATCAAGACTGAACTTCCAGATTCTACAGAGAAGTATGGTAGAATCATCGGACACTTGTTTATCAATGATGAACCAACATCACTCAACGATCAGATGATTGCTGAAGGGTATGCTTGGAATTATGATGGTGGAACTAAGGTCAAGAACTTTGCTGAACTGGATGCAAAGCGTAAGAAGTAATCACTTCTCGTGAAACTCTTTATACTGCCTTTGTTTATCTTTCTTCTGTTCTTTCTTGAGTAACTTATTGACTTTCTTTAGAGACTGACTTTTCTCAAAAGCAAAGTATATCTGAAGTTCATATGGGGTAAGATCTCTACTCAAGAGTTTCTTACCCCTTACAAGTATCTGTTGAACAATTGGTTTCATTTTATTCACCAACCATTCCACCACAGATTTCCCAACAAGAGCCGCAGCAACAGAAGCAGTAGCAGTGGTGCCAGCAAGAATAACCTGCTCTTTAGGTGGGACGGGGATTTCTCCGACGATTGGTACTTCAATAACGGGCACTCCTAGATTTGTTGTTGGTGTATTGGTTTCTTTGATTATCTTTTCTTGTATTGATTCTTGAGGAATCTGAACTTGCGGAATGATAGGTTTACTATCAGGTAGTCCTCTAGTTTTTTCTTCCTGTTCTTGTTGTTGTTTTTGTTGTTCTGCTCTCACCGCAGCATCAAACTCTTCTTGAGTTGGAACATCAATGACTGGATAGTTTAAGGTTGGGTCAGGAATATTGATGATTGGAAGTTGTAATCCGTGTGCTACTGATCGCTCTGCTCTTCTTGTAACAGGAGGTTCTATTGTAGGAATGATCGGTGGTCCGTCAATTCTTACGGCTGGCGGACTGATTATTTTTATTTCCATTGGCTACATCCTGTACATTTGGATACTTAACAACTACATCAGCACATATTTTTGCGTATGGACTATTTGGATGGAATGAGATACCAGACTTGATTGCCTCACCACACTTGAGAAGACGAACCAACTCAAAATCAAGTCGTGCCTTGTCTGCCTCCGCCTGCTGCCTGGTTATTTCCGTTCTCACCCTTGCCTTACATAATTCCTGAAAAGACCCGTCCAGGGGCACAGAGAACCCAGCAGAGAGTCCTGCGTTGATTGAGTTCTGTTGAAATGTGGTGGGGTCACTATTGTTGGATAGACTATTGTATCCAAAAGTTTGCAAGTTCAGTGTTGGACCCTGACAAGACACACCAGAACCATAAGTATTCACAGCAAAAGGACCCTGAAGCACCTGTACTGCCTGGTTAGTAACATTACCAGTCGCAGATGCTGAGGGTCCTGCTATGTTTGTATTAGACGGTGCTTGTTGAGCAGTTGCTGGTAAAGCAAATACTATTGCGTAAAGACCGATAATGAGTTTGTGGTAGATTCCTCTACCGTTTTGCGATCTATCAATGTTTCTTTCGCAATTCCAGGAGTCAAGTGAGTTTCACTAAACTGGAACGGAGCACCTTGCGTTTGAATTGTGTAGTTCGCTCCTGGGCCAGGTGTCCCAGGGATGTTGATATTAGTACCAGTGACTGTATAAGATGTCCCAGTGGTATATTCTATTTGTTTGATAACTTCAATCACTTCAGTGCGAGTTTTAGTCTCAGAAGTAATTGTCCCACTTGTAAAGTTGGGAGTTACTGGTCCAGCGTATGAAGGAGACATAACTCCCAAGACTGCAACCAGTCCGAGAGTTATATGTCTCACTTGAATACGCTCAATTCAACGGTTCTTTGTGCTGTACCAGTGCTTCCAGGACCACCAGCAGTGATGGTAGGAACTCCAGTTGAGCTCAGAGTACCTGCAAGAGAACCTTTATCTCCACCTAACTGAGTAGTAGAGTTGCTATAAAGGTTGGGAGCAGCAATTGTTCCAGAAGCTGCCGACTGAGTGGTGACAACTGTATCAGCAGTAATTGAGGATTCACTGAAAGAAAATGCTGAACCATTGGTGTTGATTGCATAAGAACCAGCGGAACCAACTCCACCAAGAGTTGTTACGTTAATATTAGTACCAGAGACGGCATATTGCCCACCGACTCTAGATGATTGTACCGCTGCACCCTGAACGCCTAATTGTACGGAATCAACGATTTTATGTGTAATTTCACCAGCAAAAGCAGGAGTAGTGAAGAATAACGAAAAGGCTAGAAGAAGCTTTTTCATTGTTCTAAAGATAATAACCTAGCTTATTTAGTAAACCAGTTTTAAAATTGGTACACTTGACAAAACCTAAATATTAACTTATTATGAACAAACCCACTATTATGGTGGGTTTTCTGTTATGAGTCATTGATGTGACCATTAGAGCCGTGGGGTCTGCCCTCTGAGAAGAGGGAAGTGCGCTTTCCCTATACGGATGTCGAGTTCAATTTAACCTAGTGCAACAATTCTTTACTGTAGCCCTGCCTCTTCTGGCAACGGTTACAACCAGTACGGCAACACTGCCATTCATAAACTACAAAATGGACGGACCTCCGCCCCCCGTAGTTGAGAAGACAGCAATCCGCGAGGTTGCTCCCGAAAAACCTAAAGAGAAAAGGCTAATTTGTAAAGGGTGTAATGAAAATGAAAATGTAGCTCTGGAATATTTCCAGAACATTGGAATTAAAGACAGAAACGCCCTTGCTACCATCATGGGTAACATTCGTCAGGAATCAACTTTTGTTCCTAACATTTGTGAAGGTGGTAGCAGAACCAGTTGGCGTAATTGCTACGGCGGTTACGGACTGATTCAATGGACATCTGCCAACAGATATTATGGATTGGGTGATTTTGCTAGAAAGTTTGGTGGTTCCCCATCAAGCATTCACACGCAACTTCGTTATCTGACCAATGAGGTCCAGTGGCAAGATATTGAGGAGAAGATGAAAACTCCTGGTAAATCAATTAATCGCTACATGGACTATGCGTATAGTTGGATTGGTTGGGGGCATCATGGTGCCCGTACATCTTATGCACATGATTATGCATCCCGACTGATCACGGTAGAAGTTTGACACAATAGAATAAATACGGGGGAGTGCTGCAGAACTCCCCTATGTTTAACTTCGGTAAGAAGAAACCTGATATAAAACAATATGCTATAATAGGAATTGTATTATCATCTATTATTGCAGCACTCTCTCAATGCACAGGAGTATCTGAAAGTGGACTTTGGGACCTGTTAGATGAGGTCCAAAGAAAATATTTTCCAGGTACAATACTTAACGAGTTTGTAATTAAAGATCCTGAAAAACTGAATAGAAGAATCAAACGTGATGTCGATCGTGCGATTGATGAGGTCACACCTGAATATGATCGCATTATCAATGCGACCATAAAGAAACCTAAATATGTGGAAAAAGCACCAGACGGCAGTGAGGCACAGAAACTGCTTGGTGGGGAAATGAGAATCTGTGCCCCTTGGGTTGACGACTGCCCCAAGGACTGATATACTGAGGTTCCTCTCGGGGAGGATTGGCAGAGCGGTTAATGCAGCGGTTTGCTAAACCGTGAGGGTAAAACCTCCGTTGGTTCGAATCCAACATCCTCCGCTTGGGTTTGTAACTCAGTTGGTAGAGTAGCGGGCTTTTAACCTGTAAGTCGTCGGTTCGAGCCCGACCAAACCCATATGGGAGATTAGCTCAGTTGGTTAGAGCGCACGACTGATAATCGTGAGGTGCCTGGTTCGAGTCCAGGATTTCCCATTGACAATCTGAGCAGTAATTGCTATGATTGTCTCATGTTCCGATAGCTCAGTTGGATAGAGCAACTGCCTTCTAAGCAGTCGGTCGCTGGTTCGAGTCCAGCTCGGAACGCCTATATTCCCCTGTAGCTCAGCGGTAGAGCTATCGACTGTTAATCGATTGGTCACAAGTTCGAATCTTGTCGGGGGAGTTAGAAGATCTGGAAATGTCTGGATCTTCTAAACTTGGTTCTGGGTGAAATTCCCAGCAGTTCCGTTAGGATCTGTCCTTTGTAGGTTCGATACCTACATCTTCCTTATGGGGGATAAGAATGGCTACTGGAAACCATACTAAATCCTAAGTTCTCTTAGGTCAGGGGGATTGATCACCCCTGCTTGTTGCCTCTGTAGCTCAGTGGTAGAGCAGCGGTTTTGTAAACCGCTGGTCGCAAGTTCGAATCTTGTCGGGGGCTCTTGACATAATACTCATTATGTCATATACTTCAAATGTCCGTGTGAAGTGAAGTGCGTGGGGTTCCGTGCCTGTGAAGGGAAACCTGAGGCTGGGTAAATCCCCACCATTGCGGAGTTAGTTCAGCGGTAGAACGCTATCCTTCCAAGTTAGATGTCGTCGGTTCGATTCCGATACTCCGCTTTTTAAAAACCTTAACCAAATCTTAGTTGACACATCTGATACAGTAATGTTATGATACCGTTAACTTAATCTTCTTTTAAGATTTGATTAAGACACTATAAATAATGCCGCATAACGGGTGCCCCAATTACTCGCACCATTATGTGACCCATAATACCTAAGGTTTAGTATATTTAAACCTTGTGTAAAATGCCGTTTAGTACTAAAAACAAACTTTTATGAAACTCAAACAACTGATGCTTGCACCTGTTGCTCTGGGAATGGTTGCTCCTGTTGCTGCAAATGCCGCAGATCTTAATATGGCAGCAGTCAACCAATATACTTCCAATGAGCAGGTTACAAGCGTCACACAACTGTCTGATGTAAAACCCACCGATTGGGCTTATCAGGCACTCAGCAACCTCGTTGAAAAATACGGTTGTGTTGCTGGGTATGAGAACAGCACTTTCCTTGGTGGAAAAGCAATGACCCGTTTTGAGGCAGCAGCTCTTCTGAATGCTTGCCTTGAGCGTGTAACTGAAAATACTGAAGAACTTAATCGTCTTGCAAATGATTTTGCAAAAGAATTGGGTGTTCTTCGCGGTCGTGTTGCTTCTGCTGAAAAGAAAATCGGCACTCTGGAAGCAATGCAGTTCTCCACCACTACCAAACTCAAGGGTGAAGCAACCTTTGTTCTGGGTGGTGTAGACGGTGCTCGTCTTGCTAATAGCAGCAATGTCGGCAACACTGCTTTCAACTATGACCTCCGCCTGAGTTTTGATACTTCCTTCACTGGTAAGGATCTGCTCAAGACTCGTCTGCGTTCTGGTAACTTCTCCAGTCAACCATTCGGTTCGTCTTCTTCCCTGTTCAAACTGGATAAGGCAGAAACTTATGCGAACACGATGACGCTTGATCGTCTGTACTATCGCTTCCCTGGTCTTGCTAAGGGTGTGTAT